TCTAAAAAACTTTTAAACATTTTTTTTGGGTGCCGGCGGGCACTCGGGTTCTTGGATGCAGAGATTCCAAATCTCTCGTTGAACGTCGGTGCAGAGTGTGTTCGTAGCCTGACAAAAGGCCAGTGCGAAGTCCTGTGTAAACATCATTACTTGTAGATTCTCCAGAACCGACTTAGGAATGCATTGATCAATCTTTTCTGTTCAGGTTCAGGTTCAGGCTCAGGCTCAGGCTCAGGCTCAGAAATACGTTTCAATCGAAGGTATTCCAGCTCAATATCAAGGTAGAAACGCTGAGGGGCATCCCATAAAACTGTCTTAGTCATTGTGCATAGATTACCCAGGTAATGAGGAGTCATGTCATATAGAGTACCCCAGATGGCTCGGAGGATCAGCATCTCTTTTTTGTTTACATAGACTACACCCTTTTAACTTATTTAAAAAATGTACACTTAAAATAGGTATGCCCTGCCAACTGTGTCGCAAGAAGTGTGGTGTTCCCATTGATTGTCAATATTGTGAAGGTAGCTTCTGTCCAAGTTGTATCAACCTAACGAAACATGACTGTCAGGGTGCGGACATCAAGAAACTTAAACAGCGTCAGGAACTAAAGGAAAAGACAGCCTTTGAACCACCGCCAAAGTGCTTAAAGATTTAATACAAATATAAGATATATTAGCTGAGATGCCCGAGTTGGTCTAAGGGGTACGACTTAAGATCGTCTGTGCGTTCGCACGCGTGGGTTCGAACCCCACTCTCAGTACTATCTTCCATAGCTCAGTAGGTAGAGCGGCAGACTGTTAATCTGTAGGTCATCGGTTCGATCCCGATTGGAAGAGATCACGCTCCTATAGTGTAGTTGGTTAACACTGTGGACTTTGAATCCACCACCCCAAGTTCGAATCTTGGTGGGAGCTTCCCCTCTCTTAGCTCAGTTGGTAGAGCAGTGGACTGTAGTTCCATTTGTCACCTGTTCGATTCAGGTAGAGAGGACCATTCCTTCATAGCTCAGTTGGTTAGAGCGTGCGACTGTTAATCGCGAGGTCATCGGTTCGATCCCGATTGAAGGAGGTATTTACCAATTAAAAATCCGACGACGTTCGTCACATTTTCACCCACTGAATAATGCCATGTATGTTCTGTCGAGTTCTTGATACCGAGAGCACGGTCTATGAAATTTTCTTGTTTTGGTTTACCGCCATATACCTTACGAAGCCATGGAGGACCTTCATCCCTCCCTTCGTATCGTCCCAAACACCCACCAAGCTTTTTCACGATGTCTGGTCTACTCGAGAGCCAGTATTCGAATAATTCCCATGCGATTCCCAGACCTATCCATGTATTGAACTTGTCCGGGTACAACATTCCCGCGATCATATAAAAGAAAAGGTGTCCATACTGGAACCCATAAAATTCGGTTCGTGCACACACGGATCGTTCGTCTGTACATGAACAGATGCGTGCATATACGAAGAACCATATGATAAATAGTACTACGAGTATCATCTGTTAGTTACGATTATTTCTTTTTGATGAACATCTGGCCGTCATGGATACCGCTCTTGTCAATATCGATGACGTTCCTGTATCCATTCGCGAATCCTTGTAGACCTGCTGTCGGATTTACGGGATCGGGTCCATAATCATCCAGAATCATCCATCCTCCTGATTTTAATTTACGCCACGAAAGAACAGCATCTTCTAAAGCCCATTCCGCTTCGTGATTTCCATCGACAAAGATAATATCAAACATGTCATCTTCCAGGGTTGGAATGATATCACGCGAAAATCCCCTGTGGATCTTGAGTTTATTCTTCACCTCGGGTGAAGCATTGTCCAAATTTTTTAGGAACTGATTATAGATTTTATCCTGATCACCGACATACTCGACGTATTCATCATAATCAACCCATGGGTCAATCGCGTGCATCTCCGTATCTGGATGTTTACAGTAAGTGTCTGCAATCTCCCACAGGTTCATACCATAGTGAACTCCGATTTCAAGGTATTTGATGGGCTTATCCTCTGGTGTGATAACCTTTTCCCACCATGAACAGGGTCTGAATTTAGTTCCTTCCATGTATATATTTAAGAATGGTAATCTTTATACACTTAAAATAATCTCGTGTAAGTAAAACACAATGTCTTCGGTTGGCCTCATCGGTCTCGGTGCTATCGGGGGTAACCTCGCTCTCAATCTCCAGCGTTCTCGTGATGTCCACGTGTATGGTCGCACAAAAGAAAAGGTTGATGCAGTAGCGAACAAAAGTGACGCGATCCGTGGTCACACCGATATGGATACCTTCATTTCGGAAATGGATACTCCACGCACCATTTTCACAGCTCTCCCAAATGGTGAAGCCACTGACGGAGTTGTCAAATCCCTTCTTGGAAAACTCGACCCGAACGATACCATCATTGACTGCTCCAATGAGCATTATAGGACATCGAGAAAGAGGGGATCCAAGTGTAGGTCGAAGAACGTGAACTACGTCGGAACTGGACTATCGGGTGGTGCATTTGGTGCCCTTTCGGGACCTGCTTTGATGATTGGCTGCGACGAAGATGTGTTCATTAAGAATACCGATCTCTTTTCCAGTTTCTGTAAAAATTTTACGTATATGGGTAATGATTATGGGGTTGGTCATTTTACGAAGATGGTTCACAATGGTGTGGAATACGGTATGCTCCAGGGTGTCGCTGATGTATACGCATACTGTAACCAGGATGCGTTTTACATGAAACAGGCACTTGACGAAGCTAAAAAGACTGACGCTGATGGGTACATCGTAAACTCAGCTCTTAAAGTGTTGAGTGACTATAACGTTTCTAAGATCCTTGATGTCGCAGAAATGAATAACACTGGATCATGGACTTCACAGGTTGCTACCGAGTATGGTATTCCCACACCTGTTCTAAATGCTGCACTTAATACGAGACTCACGAGTCGTGATGTCAAGGCGGTTAACGTCAATCAGCATCTGAATTATGCGTTTGACCCCTACATTGCAACTTCCACGCTACGTTTCGTATTTGCTATGGCACTCATCGAGGGTTTCAATGTCATGAATACTCGTAACGTCGAACGGCGTCGAACAATCAATGCGTGGTCATCTGGTACGATCATTGAGTGTCCTATGATTGCGGAAAGTTGCTACGACATCATCGAACAGACGGCCGAAGACGCGAGAGTGTTTGTTATGTACTGTACAGCAACGGGTATACCGTGTCCTTCTGTACAGGCTGCTCTTACACAGTTTGATTTTATGCATCAACGCCGAACGTCTGTAAATTTTTTGATGGCCCAACGTAATTACTTTGGTCAACATTCCATTATTGAAAAGTGATCCCATAGGTCTCTGACTTCTTGTTCATCGATGCATGAGGACAGGTCGTTCATCTTAATTTTTTCCAGAATTGTTTCATACGCACAGCGTCCGGTATTCATGTTGTAGTTATCCTGATCATTGATCGATATACTTTTTTCGTCCGGTACCATCTTTGAAATATCAGCTTCAAGAAAGATATCCTTATATTTCATCGATACGCGACAGGATGTTGGTGCTGTACCCACGTAGAGATCACTCTTTGATATATGTGTGACATGAGGCTTGACAAATTTGAAATCATGTAGAATTTCTTTCCTCGTCTGCTTAAAGTGTTTAGCCAACAGGGTCGCGAACAACAAGACACAGTGACTCTGGTACATATCTAAAATTATACCGACACTATCAAAGTATTCGATTCGTTGATTGATATCGGGGCTTTCATGGAGTGTGATTTTAATTTTTTCCAGGTTGTCAGGTAACTCAATTCGATCGAGTATACTCTTTCCGAGATAGTGATCATTATAGAGAACGTTCATATTGTTCGTCTTCACGAATGAATGTATTCTTTCAAAGTCTTCTAGTGAATGCCCGTGAGGTTTTTCCAAGATGTAGGTTGGGTTGACGACATTCATATAGGGTTCGACGTTTTCACAAAAATTGTGGGTTGGAATAGACATGTAGGCGACAACGTTTGACGTATTCTCGAGATGTTGTAGATTTGATATAACACTTCGCGATATAGGTGTATGTGGACATTCCAGTTTGTTCAGAGCTGGGATGATTCTCGTCTGTGCCAGATGGCCCCGGGCTCCGAATACGAGACAGTGATTCATCTAATTAAAAGGTAGAAATTATAATCAAATAATGATATTCATCGATCGGATTTTGCGTTACATGTCGAAGGATATCTACTTACCATTGCGATGTTATGCCACCAAGAAGGAGTGCTTCTCAAAGACGAAACATTGTCGTTGTAAAAACTTTTGTAAATACCCACCAAATAAGGGTTTACCTGAAGCGAAACTAATCCTCGTGAAGGAATATAAGGAGAAGTGTCGTTTATAAAATACAATGTCCCTTGGGGTCAAGAAACTGTCCTATGATTCTATTATTCCTACTCGTGGTTCCGATGGTTCTGTGGGTTATGACCTCTACAGCAATATGGACTGTGTTATTCGTGCGTCGGAAAGAGGGCTTGTCTCCACGGGGATCACAGTTGTTCTCCCATCTGGAGTATATGGACGCGTCGCACCACGATCCGGACTCGCCGTCAAGCATGGTATCCAGGTTGGGGCTGGTGTCATTGATCCAGACTATACGGGTGAAGTCAAAGTCGTTCTCTTCAATCATGGGGACAAAGACTTTGAGGTTAAGAAGGGTGATCGCATCGCTCAGCTCGTTCTTGAGAAGTGTGAGACACCGCCTATCACTGAGATCAATATCGTAGAAGATACTGGCCGTGGTTCGGGTGGTTTCGGATCAACGGGTCAGTGAAAGAAGTGCAATGAAAAACATGCATATACCCCCGGCTAAAATGTAGTATAAGACATTAGCATTCTCCTCAGCTTCTTTCGTTTCGGGGATGAATTCTTCCATGGGTTCTTCTGGTGGAACCGGTTCGTACAGTTCCGTGTCATCAGAAAAACATTCATCATCTTCATCCGCCACGTATCGTTCAATCTCCTCGTCTGTACACTTAGATGGGTCGATACAGAAAGAGCATGTTTTATCAGGTTGGCATTTGCAGCACTGATCCAAAGATTTCTTGGGTTTCGTTATATTCTCACTCGGGGCCATGAAGCCAGATTTGCACACATCGGGACTAACTGGTCTACATCCCATGGGTTCTATTTCAACATTGTTTTCGCGTTTCGATTGTCCGACGATACAACTCATTATATTCTATCTATATTTTTATTGTCACAGTACCAAAAGTCTTCTGATTGAGGCATGAAGAGGACACCTTTGGTCATTGTCATGTAGAGTTTGGCCTTATTGACATCGGGGTAGGACAGGAGCATCCACCGTTCCCAATACTCTGCCCTGAAAAAGTCTTCCCAATCTTCCTTCTCACTTTCATCTATAGACAACATACCCCGATGAATTTCATGGTGATTTGTCTCTACCCGCAACTTCTTAGGAATGACAGCTCCTTTCCTAATAAGGTGTGCACGCATGAGACGGGCGTCACCATGATCAGTGTAATATTGGACACCCTTCTGACCGAAATCGATGGCTCTTTTACTTGGTAGGATGACGCGATATTTATGTGCAACAGATGGACTGGGTTTAAGAACGACGTGCATTTACTGTACCGTGACAATTTCTTTGAGTGATGTTTTACTCGTTATATTCGAAGGAAGTCGAATTGATAGGACCTTTCTACGTATTCCATTGGGTGCCACTTGAGCTATGTTTTGGAGCTTGAGACGCTTATTTTTTTCATCCGTGACGACCATGTAGTATTTGAAGTTTGTGACAAAATATTCCCATTCAGGCCCCTTTCGCTCAGACATCGGTGTGAATTTATGAACCAGACCCCATATGACCTTTTTAAGGAATGGAAGACGGTTACGTGGATCTTTAGGTCCGATGGGTGTACCGAGTGTTTTGTGCATGAGCATGACGAACGCTTCTATGTAACAGAAATGGTGTTGAGATAATTCATCGTACTGTGATATTTCAAAGGACTTCATGAGCATTTCGTTGGTTTTGAAGCGAATCTTAGCTTTCTGGTTAAATTCGGTAGGTGTATTATATACGATCCCACCAGAAGGTTGGAGGGGTAGACCCTTATAGAACCTTTTATATTCCGGGAATCGTTCCTGTAAATCCTTCTTGAATTCAGGGTTTTTACTACCCATTGAATCATAGAGTTCTATGATTTTATTGTTGTGATTCACTTTCGCGAGTGCGAAGTGACCTTCGCCGGTATCGGGGTAGTGCTTTTCGAGATGGATATATTCGACACCATTCGTTCGTCTATGATTCAGTTTACAGGAAAAATCGAAATTTTGCTGTGATTCCAGTTTAATGGCTTCTCCTATTGCGTCGAATGTATCACCCTTGAATAAGAAACGTTTGGCAAGTTCAGAAGCGTTTTCGATAGCCATGAGTTTTTTTGCAACCGTGTTCGTCTCTATACGACTTTCGAGATAATCCGTCTTATCAATACTCGGATTATCTTTCATCATTTTTAAAATCTTCTTTTTGACACCCTGATTTTTAAGGAGTTTTACAGGAACGAGATCCATATATAAATATAAGGATTAAATTTTTATATAAGAGATGTTGGAATATACTGCCTCAGGTAATATAGTTGTTAGAGTTGGACAGAATGCAAAAGAAAATGATCATCTCACAAACATGAGTGATCCCCAACACTGGTGGATGCATGCAAGTGGTTACCCGGGGTCACATGTTGTCATCTGTTATGAAGGACAGGGACTTCCTAGAGACGTCAAACGAGATGCTGCTGTATTAGCTTTACATCATAGCAAGACACCCGAGTCCAAAATGTCATGGATTGAATTGACACGCGTCAGAAACGTTTCCATGATGAAGCAACATGGTCAAGTGACATTAGAGGGTAAAATTGACCAGGTTACGATATTTATGCAAAGAGAAAGAGAACGCTTGGAAAGAATCTTAAAAACGAAACGCTATATCTAAACAGATGAGTCACCAGGACTGGACTCCGGTTGTCATTCATGGAAAAACTGTCAGACCCCCACCCAAGCACTATGAACGTACTAAGGAGCAAAAATTGGAAGATGAGGAGATCGGTACCCATAAGAAGGTGACACTTTCCATGGCCAAGATGATTCAACAGGGGCGTATTGCTAAAGGTTTCAAAACACAAAAAGATTTAGCAATCGCAGTCGGCGTGAATGTGAGTGTCATTGGTTCCTACGAATCGGGTCGAGCCATACCAGACCCTGCCATCCTTCAGAAGTTGAGAAGGGTTCTGGGTGTCAAACTAAAGTAAACTCGAGTAATGTCCAGCGATGTAGTAGACATCTTCGAACCCGAGTTCCTCCAATGTCTCTGCTGCAAATCTGGCCCGCTGCCCAGTGTTGCAGTAGACGAGTAAACCCTTCCTGGGAAGTTCCGTCGTGGTCTTTTCGTTAATCTTATTAACGGGGATGTGGAGTGCCTTTGGATAGTGTCCTGCACGATATTCTGTGATTGTACGAACATCGATGACCTTCTTTATCTTACCCTCCTTGATGAGTCGTTTGGCCTCGGAGGATGACACGAGGTTCTGCCCCATGAACGTATACGCGAGTGCGCCAGTGAGTGCACCAGCTATGAGAAGGGGTATCATTTAGTATTTGTGGGGATTTTAACTTTGGTGTGATCCATCTCAAAGCAGCACTGAGCGGTGCCATCATATGTTTTCCGACATGAACGACAATAGTACAAAATGGTATAAAGTGTAGAGTCGTCCATGTTATATATGAACAAGAAAACCACTGATGTGTCCACTCGTATCACTCCTGATCAGCTTGCTAAGCGTTCAATGGATGGTCGTATAGCTGCTATGGAGCAGGCACTTAAGAATGAAAAGGTTCGATACAAGTCTAACTGTGACTCGGACAAGTTCAAGGAGTTCCTTGAAGACCGACTCACAATTTGGGAGGGGGAGAAGAACAACACCTTCCACGGGAAGAAGATGTTCGAAAAAACTAAAACTTTGATTGACAACTGGAATTAATTGCGTTTGGGTACGCGTACGTGATTCATTTCATAACAACATTGTGCAAACCCATCATATGTCTTACCACACGCCCGACAATGTACTAAACTGTTATTGTTAAATGTGAAAGGGCGGATATTCTTGGGGACAGTCATAACATTTTTGTTGTTGATGTTCACCCTATTACCGTTACCCGAAACTGGCTTTATAAAGGCCGCTGTGGGGTTGTATGTCCTATTCCCCTTTGAATTTTCTGTGTAAAGAGCACCTCTTCCTGACATTTTTATACGGCGACCCTTCGCGTCCATGTAGGGGGTGGGCCCCACCGACATCTTATCGAACTCCTTGCGAGCATTCATGACTTTTAAATATAACTACAAATTAATTACCGAACGCAACACCGGCCATACCATTCTTGATACGAAGGATGTTATAGTTGACTGCGTACATACGCTGGTACATGTTACCACCAGAAACATTCCGGAGTGTCACCTTCGCCGTATCGATGCGAGAGAAGTTCAAGGAACCGGAAGGCTGAGACTTGCCGACGTTGAGGCAGAATGGCCACGTGTACACGGGAGCAGTCTCGAGGAGATCGTCGGGGAGAGCCTGACAATGCATCTTGGGAACCACGTTATGATGATAATCCTTGGACATGTTCTCGGAGAGAGGTGTACCGTTGATGTACAAGGTGGCATCGTCGAAAGCATACGCCGTATCCCACGTCGCACCCACGTTAGACGACACGAGGTGAAGAGCACTCGTAGGGTGGTTGAAATACGTGAGATCGATGTCGGTGTCCGTCGAACCAACCATCTGGTACTGTGTCTGTGTCATGAGAATCTCATGCTCGTTGTCCGTGAAAAACTTACGCTCATCGGTGTCGAGGTAGGCATACATCGCATACACCTTAGGGGTTGACGAAAAGGTACCGTCACGGCACTTGATGCGGATCTCAACGTCGTGGTACTGCATGGCAACAAGAGGAAGGGACTTGGTCCAGTCCTGACTGAAGAAGAAGGGAATCACGAAGTGATCAGCGGTACCCGCGGCATTCTTCGCATTCTCCTTAATCTCAGCTGTAGACACAGCCGTCGACGCACGAGCCTGTGTTTCGTTGTAGAGTACGTTGTGAACACCCTGGACGTAGAGGGAATCGAGGCGGCAGACCTGCTGACCACCCACATAGAGAAGGAACTCAGTTGGGTTGGAATCCTTGGAGAAAAGACCCGTCGTGTTCGAACCCGTGGCGGCGATGCCAGGGGCTTCGATCCATACGTAGCTCAAAAGATCACCCTTGGACTTGATGGGGATGGTCACTTCGGCACCCGAACTGAACGAACCGATGTAATCGATACGCTCAGGCTTGATGGAGAAGTTCGTATGACGCTTGTAGTTCTGGCGGAAAAAACTGACTTCGGGTTGGCCAGTGATGTAGACATCCTGGGCACCCTTGGACACGAGGTCAATCAAAGCGGCTGACATTTACTAGTAAACGATATTAAAATTTTGGCTCGAAGTGTACATAAGGAAGGATGGTTGTATTTCAGGCACTCACATGGGAAGCACGTGACGAAGATGAGGATCACTTGATTAGTATCTTTGGTAAGACAGAGGATGGGAAGTCTGTGTGTGTAACTACTACCTTTGAACCATACTTTTACATCAAGCTCCCTGATATCAAGTATGCCCGCGAAATCTATGCTCACATCAAAGACATGTGCACCGGGTACACCGTCGTTGAATCGAAGGATATCTGGGGTTTTCAAAATAATCAAAAATTCTTGTTCATGCGTATCACATTTTCCAATCTGAAGAAGCGGCGAACGACTGACTACTTCCTGAAAAAACCTCTCAACCTCTCGAGTGGTCCATTTCCCCTGAAGGTGTATGAATCCAATCTTGATCCCATGCTTCGTATGATGCATCGAACAGGCATTCAATCCACGGGGTGGTTGGATACTGGTAGTGAATGTGTTCGATCCAATCTTGCACATGTCAACATTGACCTGTTCTGTAACAACTGGGAAACACTCACACCTGTCAAACGTGATGACGTGGCACCCTTCGTCGTGGCATCCTTTGATATTGAGTCGAATAGTTCTACTGGAAAGTTTCCTGATGCGGACATAGATGGTGATGCCTGTTTTCAGATTGCCTTGACTCTTTGTAAACTTGGATCGGATGAACCCTATGACAAAACGTGTCTATGTTTCAAAAAAACCGACCCAAACCTGGAAGGTTCTACGATCATCAGTTATGATACAGAACGGGAAATGCTTGAAGCATTCAGAGACTACATCATCAAGCAGGATATCGATATCATGACGGGTTGGAACATCTTCGGGTTCGATCTTGAATACATCTACAAACGAGCTGCAAAGGTTGGGTGTAGCCACTCTTTCTACAACCTTGGGAAGTTGAAGAATGTCGATTCAGAAATGGTCTACAAACGTCTATCGTCGAGTGCTTTGGGTGATAACATGTTGAAGCTTCTTCCCATGACTGGACGATTCATCTTCGACCTGTTCCACGAAGTCAAGAAGGGCTACAAACTTGATAGCTATAAGCTAGACAACGTTTCGAAACTCTACCTGGGTGATCAGAAGATTGATATGCCTCCCAAGGAGATGTTTGCTCGCTTCGTTGAAGGTGACCCCGTCAAACTCCGAGAAGTTGCCGAATACTGTATCAAGGATACACTGCTACCACATCGCCTCATGAAACGCCTTTGTACACTTCTGAACCTCCTGGAGATGGCGAAGGCTACATGGGTCCCCATCTCATTCCTCGTGGAACGTGGACAGCAGATTAAGGTTTTTAGTCAGCTGACCAAGAAGGCTCGGGAATTGGGTTTCATGGTCCCCACGATTCGCTACGGGGCTATCCCACCTGAACCCTATGAAGGTGCGACCGTTTTAGAAGCTCAGGGTGGTGCATACTATACACCAATCACGGCACTGGATTTCGAAGGTCTGTACCCTTCGATCATGATGGCCCACAATCTATGTTATTCGACGTTCGTCATGGATGAAAGGCGTTATGGGAACATCCCCGGTGTTAATTATGAAACGTTTGAATTGAATGGTGGCACCTACAAGTTTGCACAGGATGTACCCAGTCTCCTTCCGAGTATTCTGGCAGAACTTAAACAGTTTAGGAAACAGGCAAAGAAGGATATGGCTGCTGCGACGGGGTTCATGAAGGAGGTCTACAATGGTAAACAGCTTGCCTACAAGGTGAGCATGAACTCGATCTACGGATTCACTGGTGCTGGTAAAGGCATCCTTCCATGTGTACCGATCGCCTCGACGACAACCTTCAAGGGGCGTAGTATGATCGAAGAGACGAAGGAGTACGTGGAGAAGAACTTCCCGGGTGCGAAGGTGAGATATGGGGATACGGATTCAGTAATGGTCGAGTTTGATGTTGGTGGTCGAACGGGAATGGAAGCGATTGAATACAGTTGGGATCTGGGCGAAAAGGCTGCCGAAGAGTGTACGGCCCTGTTCAAGAAACCCAACAATCTCGAACTCGAGAAGGTGTATTGTCCGTACTTTCTGTACAGTAAGAAGCGTTACGCTGCCAAGCTATGGACCAGGGACAAAGAGGGTGAGATGAATATGGACTACATCGACATCAAGGGACTCCAGGTTGTGCGTCGTGACAACACAGTGTTCGTTCGTGAAGTATGCAAGGAACTTCTGGATGTCGTACTAGAAAGTAGTGATCCAGGACCCCCGAAACAATTGGCTCTTGAGCGAGCGATCAATCTTCTAGAAGGTGAAGTTCCCGTTGATAAACTCATACTTTCACAGCAGTTGGGAGATTCCTATAAAAATCCGAACCTGCCCCATGTTCGGGTTAGGGACAAGATGCGTGAAAGGAAGCCTGGATCCGAACCACAATCTGGTGATCGAGTACCGTACATTCTTGTGAAAACGGATAACCCGAAGGCGAAGGCTTACGAAAAGGCGGAAGATCCGGTATTCATGAGGGAAAATGATATCCCTGTCGATTACCACCATTACTTCACCAACAAGTTCTTGAATCCAATTTGTGATCTTCTGGAACCCCTCGTGAAAAACCCAAGGACTGAAATCTTCGGTGACTTAATCGCTCAACATAAACCACCACCCAAAAAGAGAGAACCAGCACTGAGTGGTATGAAGAAGGACCAACTCATCGAAGAGTGTAAGAAATATAATCTCGATACTGTGGGTAAGGTTGCCGAACTTCGAGAAAGGATCAAGGCTGCTCGTTCCGACAAGTTGACATACGATGAGGTATTTAAAAATTACGATTGATACAGTATTAAGATGGACGAGAGACTTAATGCCTTGTTCCGCGACGAAGTAAAAAAGGCTGTCGAAGAACAAACAAAGATCATTAAGGGTGAGTACAACGAACTTTTGAAAAAGGCGAAAGAGGAATACAAAAATGAGATTCTGAATCACAAGAACAATACCAAGGATGCCACTAAGAAGATCATAGACGACCTCAAGGAAGAGCATCAAAAGCAAAGGTCTCTACTTCAAGATGAAATTCGAAAACTCAAGGAAGAACAACGCGAAGTATCAAAGACTTCTAAGGCTGATTTGGTAGAAGCAAAGAACGTGTTTACAGAAAAGGCACGATCGATTCATGGTTCTTATAGTGATTACCTACGAGTCGTCTCTGTGAATTACAGTATTCCGTATAGTGTTCTGTTACGCGATGCTCCCGTTGAAGAAGATAACACGTGTAGGGGTCTGAAGAAGAATATGTCTAGATGCAATCTCAAGGCAAGGTGTGATGGTTACTGTAAACATCACCACAGTCAATTGGTTCGAAAACACACGATCGAATTTATTGATGAAATCTCATCCACCACGTCAGGAGAGGTTGAAAATAAGGGGCTTATAGATTTCAATTCTGTATTATAGAAGACATGAGTAAAACAGACATTCTGCTATCTTCCGTAAACGAGTTCTATTCCGATGACAAGAATAAATCTACATTACTGGGTATCCTAGACAAGTCCGGTGGTATATCACTTAGAAACATCGAATGGTTCATCACGAATTATGCGAAAAAAAATCATACTTCCTATACGACGTCCAATGGTCGTCTATTCACTGTACATTGTGCCTACAAGTCGAGTCTTGATGGGTACAGTAAAAAATTGTTTGACCCCTTTGCTCGGTCTGAAAAATTCACATATACGATTCCGGGGACATCTCATGAAGTTCAAACGACTATCGCTCAGTTGAACTTCATCAAATGGTGTATCAAGAATCGAATCATCGACTACATCTCTAAAAATAAGGATACCCTTTTTAGTAAACGAGTGACATGAAACCGTTTTCGAAATTGAATGTCTGGTAACCGGTGTAGTAGATGTATAGTGTGTATACGTCAGTAAGATCAGGTTGAAGGGTTACTTCGAGGGTTGTTCTTTCTGATTGGATGTCACTAAAATCCAGACTTCCGGATGGACTGACATTGATGGGGTTAATCGCGAATGAGTAGGTGTATATGTTCCTCACGGGTTTAGATAGACGTTTTTGATATGGTATCATGTATTTGTAGTACGAATCTGTAGTACTTGAAATATTTGGTAAATCAACTCCCTGAATAAAAAATTTAGCACCTTTCATAACTGGGTTGAAAAAGGTGAAGGTTTCATCGAAATCCGGTGTTGTCGAAAAGTTGAATCGATTCTGAATATAGTAATAGTCTGAGAAGTTTGCATCCGGTACTCTGAATTCAGATGTATCAAGTTCAATACTATAAGACTGAGTAAACGTTTCCTGAGAAAGGCTTACAAAGTTTGTAATTTTTTCGGATGTCATGAGAACTTGAGGCTCGTCATTTTTTTTGATGTCGAAACCTGGTATATTTGTGAATCTTTTTCCATCATCATCGACGGATGCCGATGATGATGATTCAGTGTAAAACTCAAAGGTGAATTTCTCTATAAAAGAGTTTGTGGGTAGCTTTACTGTTATGATTGGAACATCTGACCCTGGATCATCTGTCCATGGTACGATGTTGTATTCCGTTGAAAAAAACTCTCCAACCTTTTCGGTCCCGGCTTCGTTATTACCTGTTACCACAGGTTCTTCACTGAAACCAACACGAGAGAATGTAGTCACACCCCCCTGTGTCAGAGTGGTAAAAAATGAAATATTCTTTAAGGTGAAAGGTCCATTCCAATCTCTGGCATATATTTTGAAGATGTCAAATTCCGGCTCGAAGGTGGCTATGTTTACATTTTCAAATTCTGTATTTCTCAAAAACCAATGTAACGACTTGACCCGGTTATTGGGAACGAGATTGGTTCGTATACTATCGACTCCCGCAACGGTCTGTGACGTCGGATGTCTCTTGACTACATCCGTGATCATCGTATATGGTTGGTTCTTTAAATAGATGCGTTCATCTGGGTCGATTGTAAATTCTTCTGTGACAATTTTGAAATTATCGAGAATGATCGTAGTTGGTGCCGACGTAAAGAACGTTTGTGTATGGAACTCAAACTCGAACTCTATTTTCTGTTTGTGAATCGCACATAATGGGAAGAAAGGTCTGTTTGGTTCATTTGTCGGATATTCGTCACTGGAGTATTTTCTTGAAAAAAAGAACGGGAGAGGGATGATGACTTCAGAATCCAACGCCGCATAGGCACCATTCGATGTTGTCGTGTCAAACCCTAACATACGATTCAGGTTGAAACGGTTCGCAACCTTTTCGGAAACCTCGAGGTACAACTCATCGTGTATAACCATCCAGTCATCATAAATCTTTTCAACTTCGATCTCGTCTACACGCATGGTAACCGATTTGATGAGATGACGACCGACCTGGTCGGCATAATTCTGTCCAGTTGTTAACCCGGGAAGTTTAATGAGTACGTACATGTTACTCAAAAGATCACCCATATTCTGAGGATTGAAGGTTACCTTGATACGTTCATTGAAGGGCCATGTAGGGGACGTGGGACTCTTATTGACGATCGTAGTTCTATGAAACTTTGTAAAGTTGGAATGCCTCTTTAAATCGTAATTAAAAATAGACTCATCTACATTGTCGCTATATATGTATGACTCCTGTTTGCCTATGGCGTTAAGGGATACACCGGCACCACTGGAGGTGGGCATCTTACTAATGGTTTACATATTTTTAATGTCCATCTTCCACATGTCGACATGGCTCGTTTTCAACATTACTTCCAATTCTTTCTTCGCCTGTGACGCTTCTTTCATGAGAGCCTCTACACGCTCCTGTGTGTATTCGACAGTCTTCGTATTGAGGAGATAGTCCATGTTTCCATCAATCTTGGGAAAGATGGAAGACATTTCCTTCTCGAGTTCCACCTTCTTCCTCTTGAAGACGATCAACTCCTCCTCGATGACCATCGACACGAACTTCGATTTGTGGTCACACATGATAGCCCTAGCTTCGAGAACCTTGATGAGGTGGGCTTTTCGTTTCTTGTAGTGTTCGAGTCGGAGTTCCACAAAGTCTTGAAGAATCTCTTCGGGGCTTCCATACCTACGAATACCCTTGGTGGGATGGAATAGGTGCATGTTTGAAACATGGAAGGTCTTCCGCATCTTGAGATCTTTGACGATATCTTTTCCTGAGTATCCAAAGATTTCAAAGTCTACATCATCGGTTGTACTGTTGTTCGTATAGCCCGTGATCATCTTCTTTTCCGCCAACGAGTCCAAGTATTCCTTGTAGTCTTGGGTCCAACGCCCCGGTGGAAGTTCCGTAACCTTGAGTCTGGAGCCAGTGTCTCTGTACGTACCCTCTGTAATCCACAGACCACCATCATCTTTGAACACCTTTCCCCTGAAACCCCTGAACCACGGCTTCATGGGTATGACCTCTTCACCACCCAGGATCCTCTTGATGTTCTCCTTGATGTCGTCGGGGTTGAAGGGTGGGACATAACAACTGAAACCCGTCCCGATACCTTCCGTCCCATTTACTAGAACCATGGGCATGGTAGGCATGTAGAAGTCCGGTTCGATGGATCGCCCATCATCATCCAAATAATTGAGGATGGCATCATCCCTGGGATCAAACAACTTCCTCGCCTCCTTGGTCAACTTCGTAAAGATGTACCTCGTCTGGGACGCATCCTTGCCACCCATGAGTCGTGTGCCGAACTGACCACAGGGTTCAAGAAGATTGATGTTGTTGGAACCTGTATAGTCATTGGCCAACTTGACGATTGTCTCGGCCAAGGACACCTCACCATGATGATAGGCACTCTTTTCAGCTACATAGGCTGCCAGCTGAGCCACCTTCATCTCTGCAGTCAAGTTTCTCTGGAAACACGAATACATCACTTTACGCTGCGAAGGTTTGAGACCATCTGCGACATGAGCAATGGAACGTTTGAGGTCAGCCAAAGAAAAGTTCACCAAGTCTTTGTGTACAAAGTCGGTGATATCTAATTGCTTCACATCACCATAAGGAACTTCGAGTTGGTTGGCATCCTTGGCAGTACTTTCGAGAAGCCAGGACTTGCGTGCATCCGCCTTCTTCTTATCAAATGCCAACACAATGGAGTCATCAGTCATCGTATCCATGTCAAACTTCACAGTGAGGTCCTGAATCTTCTTGAAGTACTCACGAGCTTCAGCCGACGTTGAGGTACCCAAACCCTTGTAGTACTTGATTCGCCATCCAGCCTTACCATTGCCATACCAGGTTCGGAATGCAGAATCAGTGTAGAACGATTTGGACTCAGAACCCTTCGTCGCCTTAATGATTGGTGTCACCATAGAGACCACAAAGTTCAGTTTCAAAAGGCTGGGCCAGAAGTAATGGATCATGTTGAGGATGAGACCCTTGATGTGAGAACCATCGTTATCCGCATCAGTCATGATCATGAGGCGACCGTAGCGAAGTTCCGAAACACTTGTGTACTCCTTCCCTTGTTGGAGACCCAAAATTTTCTTGAGATCGTTAAACTCCTGGTTAGAGGTTAACTGTGCGACCGAAGAGTCTCGGACATTCTTGCACTTGCCACGGAGAGGGAAGACACCGTAGTGGTCTCGGCCCACTACGGATAAACCTGCGACAGCGAGTGTCTTCGCCGAGTCACCCTCTGTCACGATGAGGGTACACTTCCCAGATTGTGCCGTACCAGCCTTGTTCGCATCATCCAATTTGGGAATACCGGTAATCTTAGACTTCCTGGCACCATCAGTCTTCTTGAGTTCTTTCATCTCCTTGAACTTCGAGAGTGCTGTGAGTTCATCAGCGATACCAGTCTTCAAAACATTCTTCACAAAGTTTTTGGGTGGTTCAAACTTCGAACCAAAGTCTGGAGACTTTGAGGTACACTCAGACTTCACCTGACTCGAGAAGGTTGGGTTCTCCAAAGTTGCCTTCACGAAGATGGTGAAAGCGTTCTTCACCTGTTGAGGCTTCAGTTTAATCTTCTTGGCCATATCATCAATGATAGCATTGGCGATATGGTTCGCCACGTGATCGACGTGTGTACCACCCTTCATGGTACAGAGACCGTTCACGAAGGAGACTTGCTCGAGACCATTTTCAGACGGTCCGATACACACTGACCACCGGTCACCGGAGACAGATGCAACTTCTTGGACACCTTCATGCATCTTGGCATAGGCCTCAAAGTTCTGTTTGGGGAGGACATCCCCATTAAACTTCACTTTACAGTTTTGAGTGGTACAGATGTTCGCATCCCAAACTCGCTTCTGGAAAATGTTGTAAATGGTATCGTCCATCTTGGACATTCCAAACCTCTTCCACTCGGGTGTGAATGTAATGGCGACCGATGAAGTAGCACCCGAATGTTTTTTGATTTTTGGTGGGTCACAGACGGTCATGTTCTTTGACCATTTTTGTGTGTACGTTTGCTTCGTTTCGTGATCCTTGATCACGATGGAAAAGTCCGATGAATAAATATTCGCCAACTTGGCACCGTAGCCGTTTCGACCCCCGACGATCCTCTTTTGGGAGTCATCGTAGTTGGTACTCGTGAGGAGGTGTCCAAAGACAAGTTCAGGATTCCAAAGACCTTCCTTCTCGTGCATCTTTACAGAGATCCCACCAAGGGGTCCGTTATTCTCAATAGTCACCGAGCCACTCTCCTTGTCGATGGCGACGGAGATGGAACTGACCTGCTTGGGGTGGAGAGAGTTACGATCAATGGCATTGACTAAGATCTCATCAAAGATTTTCAAGAGAGCTGGGGAGTACTTGAGGTTCTTCTTCGAGAACTTTCCACCATCAAGGATCCAGTAGGGTTCGGTACCCTGTTCAACTGGACCGACATAGGAGTCAGGTCTCTTGAGAATGTGTTCGATATGGGTGAGCTTTTGAACACTCTCCATATTTTCTTAGTCTTATTACAACACTAACTTTTAACTTAGGTTAAAAATATTATTTTATAGAAAACTATATGCTCACTCTCACCTCTGCAAAACCAATCTTACCCAAACTCGAGAAGCGTATCAACAAGACCATCGTCAAGTCGGCCGTAAATGTTATCGACAAGGTGTACAAGGATCGGGATTATGCTCGGTTCTATGTCCTTGAGACGGTCGCTCGTGTACCATACTTTTCATTTGTATCGGTTCTACACCTCTACGAAACCTTCGGTGTGTGGCGGAAGGCTGACTTCTTAGAGACGCACTTCGCACAGACCATGAACGAGTATCACCATCTTCTCATCATGGAAGATTTGGGTGGTGATGAACGTTTCATCGATCGCTTCTTCGCACAGCACACAGCCTTTGCATACTACTGGTTGACGTGTCTCTTGTATGTGGTATCACCTAGGATGGCGTATAACCTCTCCGAACAGGTTGAGGAACACGCCTACCATACCTATGACGAATTCCTCAAACAGAATGGAGCGAGTCTCTCCCTTGAGAAGCCTCCAGCTGTGGCTTCAAATTACTACGACGATGTCAACAACCTCTATGACGTCTTCGAGAATGTTCGCAACGACGAAGGTGATCACGTGAAGACCATGCAAGACTGTCAGATTACGCTTCACCGGCAATAGTGGCGAGGTATAGGTCGACTTCACCAGAAAATTCGGGACATTTTTCGACAGTCTTCTTGGTCACCATGTCTTGGATGTTGACGATGTGTTCTTTGAATTTGACGACATCGACACCAGTCGCGTTGTGGATCTGACTGTCTGAAGCGATATCCTTGGCTGCGTAAAGATACGCTGCAGCATAATTTGCATGAAGTGTCGCGATGAGCGGCGAAGCATCTTGTTGCGAAGCTGTCGCATATCGTGCTGATTGACGTATAAGTTTATCCAAAGATGCACTTGCCACGACACGTCTATTCTTGGCCAGTGTGTACAGCAAGAAGACGGCAATGGCTACGTAAAGGTAAAACATCTCCTTTGTAATATTCAGGGAAAAAAATACCTAAGTGAAGCGTTATTCTTGTGATCTCAAGAAACTAAAACCATGGAGATCATTCACGACGAAATGTGGAACAAGTGCCTTGGTGATGCAACCAAGATGTATCGTCTTGCTGAACCCGACGACAGGTGTCGACACTTGGCGAATGCTACATGGGTCATGAAGAAGCGATACGAGCAGCATGCGAAAAAGAAGAGTGAGCGTACGATCATGTTTATCGATACAGTTCCCGAGGAACCTAGGGTTCAGGTGAAGAATTCAATTTGCACAGCGATGACAATGTCTGGATCGAGGTGCAAATTCAAGGCTGTATGTGGAAACTATTGTCGAAAGCACAACGTTTCCGATAAATTAAAATCACAGTTACTATAAATGTTTGATCAGGATACGCTTAGACCTGTAATAATAGCAATGTCTCTGTACATCATCACAAGTGTCACCGTTCCCCGCTTCGCCACAAAACCAACAAACATTGAAATCATCGATGACATCGTCGCTTTCCTCGTGGCTCAACGTGGCTCTGTGATGTCGGGAACGATCTTAATGGGTCTTCTCATCTTCGCCGCGAACTACATTGACACCGAATTCTTTTAAGATGTTCTCTCGTGACATGATATTTTTAGTATACGAATGATCCATGTGGGTTAGTCGTTTGTTGTAGGCATCTTCCATGAATTCCAAGAGTTGGTCAAAGTTTGGTTTACCCCAAACCATCCCTTTTTTGAAGAGAAAGTCATCATTCTCCAACTCTTGAAGTTCACAGTCAATCATGTAAGGCGACTGAAGATATTCACTCGGTCCACCATATCTTGTCGCGATAACGGGTTTATCCCTCATGGCTGCTTCTATAGCACCCATCCCAACACCCTCTGAATTTGAAAAATTTACGTAGCAATCACCACGACTGTGGATCGTATTCATCGCCTCTTCGGATACGAGACCATTGATGACTTCGACACGTTTCAGATCTATCTTAACATCTTCTTTACATGTTGACTTGACGAGTAAGCGGGTATCTGGTTTATCCAGACGAATGAAGGCTTCAAGGATCTTTTTGAAGTTCTTACGTGGATCCAAAATGTTACCGATGTGGTAGAATGTATAAGGTGTCTGTGGGATGTATGCATGAATCACGAAAAACTCTTTACTCGGAAACTGGTTCGTCAGTACTCGTTTACAGAATTCACTGGGTACAGCAATACGATCGAAGTGATCGAAGAGTTTGCCATAGTCTTCATGAACGGTCTCGGTCTCGCACACGGTCATGCATATGATCTGTTTACATTTCGCTTTGATGGATGGTATAAACTTTATGATGTCGTCGATTGGTAAGGCAAATATGAAAGCCTGGTCACATTCTGGGATATCTTGATTGTAGATGTAGTACTTACTATCCGGGAAGAGATCCATATATTTCTTCGTGTGTTGACCAATCCCACTCAGAAGAGTTGGTCCTATGAAGATCATTATGTATAAAGATAATCTTTCTTTTATATATATAAACATGGAAGCTCTCAAGGATGAAATTCGTGAGGAGATGAACAACGTTCGTGTCGACAAGAAGAAGCTGTATGATCTTCTTCTCAAGATGGTTGACAACTGTGGTGGTGGTTCGGCGTCTGTTGTAGAAGGTCCCCCTGGTCCCGCTGGTCCCGAAGGTCCTCAGGGTCCTCAGGGCCCCGAAGGTCCTCAGGGCCCCGAAGGTCCTCAGGGCTCCGATGGGGTATGCAAGTGCCCTGCCCCCAAGAAACCCGTCAAGAAGTCGTCTGTAGCTTAAAGATTAAACCATACATTAGGATATAGTAGCCACCATAGCTCAGTCGGAAGAGCGCGGACTTTGTAAGTCCGAGGTAGGGGGATCGAAACCCTCTGGTGGCATATATCCAATTAGCTCAGTTGGTTAGAGCACAGTGCTTATACATTTGTATATTTACATAGAGTCGAATCTATATAAGGCACGCTGGGGTCACGGGTTCGAGCCCCGTATTGGATAATGGACCTATGCCATAGGTGTAGGACTACCACCCTTGTTTACCATGTATATGAAGCTCCCTAAAATAGCCAGTATGGCAAGAACCAGGTACCCGAAGGGGTATTTCTTCTTTTCTTCTTGTGCTTTGTCGGGTAGTTTTCGCACATTCATGTTGAGTACTTCAATCTTATTCGTAAGTTTTTCAAGAGCTTGAAGTATTTGGACATTCTTATCCCTTGGTTTTTCTCGTGGGTTGACGGTCGTGATTTCCATTATCATGTGCCATTCATATCTAGGTTTTAGGAGGTGGTATGTGTGGTCATCTCGGTGTTCGAATATCTGGAAATTGAGTTGCTTGATCGATATGGGATTGAAGTAGTTTGTTTTACGTGGGTAACTTCGCCATTGCTTATCCGTTTGGATGGTCGATGCTGAGTGACGATAATGACACTCTAGGGGGATACGTTCGAGTATCTGTCCATGTTTTTCGCTGAGAAGTTGTGCAGCCTTTGGGATATCTGGGCACACTATATCTATGTATTCGGGAATGTCAGTTTCTCTATCGTCATTGTTTTTATTGGCCTCGCCTACACTCGTGACATAGAAATCAACCATCTTGATACCAATGACGCGTCCCATATCTTCTACGTGTGTGTTAGACTCTAGTGTTAAGTTATACGAGAACGTATTGTTACTTCCTGTCACGTAGTGTGAATCGAGTATCATGTACTGCGTCTTTTTAGGTAAATCGTCGAGCGACATTCTAACATATGTATATACTTTTTTTACCTAAGTTTATCAACGTGATGACATTGCCAAAATGGAATCGACACTCAACACGTTCAAACAGCTTCGACGCAACGCCTTCATTGCGTGTGGTAATGTATCCGTATATGATAACATCATCCACGACATCGAAACCCTGTTAGATGAAGATGATGAACGCTACATGAGAGATGCATTGATCAAAACGATGAAGCAAGAATGCGATAACATCGATAGGGCTGCCTGGTACGAAGAACATTTCGACACTTGGGTCCCCATGCCTGAGCGGCAAGACTGTGATATGTTTTCTCTCGAAGATCGTCTTCGTTATGCACAGTGTAGGGTTGAAATGTTTGACCACCTCGAGCGTACCTTTAAGAAAAGGATGTTCCCTAATTTAGCAGAGAGACTTGAATTCTTTTAAAGATTTAGTGACTATGTAATACATAATATGTCTCAAGCAATTGGTATCGATCTCGGAACTACGTACTCTTGTGTTGGTGTCTGGCAGCATGATCGTGTAGAAATTATTTCAAACGATCAAGGTAACCGAACCACACCTTCCTATGTGGCTTTTACGGATGATGAGCGTCTCATTGGTGACGCCGCAAAAAATCAGACTGCTATGAATCCCAAAAATACTGTATTTGATGCGAAGCGTCTCATCGGTCGTAAATTCTCGGACAAAAAGGTCCAAGATGACATGAAGGATTGGTCGTATGAGGTTATTGCTGGACCAGGTGACAAACCTATGATCAATGTCGAGTCCCACGGTGAAAAGAAGACGTTTTCACCCGAGGAGATTTCTTCGATGGTACTCACGAAGATGAAGGATATTGCTGAGTCTTTCATGGGCAAAACAGTGAAGGATGCGGTTGTCACCGTCCCTGCATACTTCAACGATTCACAGAGACAGGCTACGAAGGATGCCGCAGCCATCGCGGGTCTTAACTGCCTTCGGATCATCAATGAGCCTACGGCTGCCGCTATTGCCTACGGTCTTGACAAGAATAAGGATGAAGACAAGAATGTACTCATCTTCGATCTTGGTGGGGGTACCTTTGATGTGTCACTTCTGAACATCGAGGGTGGTATCTTCGAGGTGAAGGCGACTGCTGGTGATACACATCTCGGTGGTGAAGACTTTGATGCCCGCCTCCTCCGACACTTTTCTGAAGAGTTCAAGCGGAAACATAAGAAGGACCTCTCTGGAAACGCTCGAGCCCTTCGCCGTCTTCGCACAGCTTGTGAACGAGCGAAGCGTACCCTCTCATCGACCTCACAGACGACAGTTGAGATTGATTCATTGTTCGAGGGTATCGACTTTTATTCGTCGATCACTCGAGCTCGTTTCGAGGATCTGAATGCTGATCTCTTCCGAAAGTGTATGGAACCTGTCGAACAGGTTATCCGTGATGCGAAGATGGACAAGTCGAAGGTTGATGAAGTTGTTTTGGTTGGTGGTTCGACGAGAATTCCTAAGATTCAACAGATGCTCTCGAGTTTCTTCAATGGTAAGGAGCTCAACAAATCGATCAACCCCGATGAAGCCGTTGCCTATGGTGCTGCGGTCCAAGCTGCCATTCTTTCGGGTGTTGACAATAGCAACGTCCAGGATCTCCTGCTTTTGGATGTTGCTCCAGTTTCTCTCGGACTCGAGACTGCCGGTGGTGTCATGACGAAAATCATTGAGCGGAACACGACGATCCCGTCGAAGAAGGAGCAGGTTTTTTCGACGTATTCGGACAACCAACCCGGTGTGTTCATCCAAGTATACGAAGGTGAGCGTGCTCGTGCCAAGGATAACCATCTATTGGGTACCTTCGAACTCTCTGGTATCCCACCCGCACCCCGTGGTGTTCCACAGATTAGTGTATGCTTCGACATTGACGCTAACGGTATTCTGAACGTGACCGCCGAGGATAAGGCTTCTGGGAAGTCGGAGAAGATTGTCATCACGAATGACAAGGGTCGCCTATCGAAGGAGGAGATCGAACGCATGGTCCAGGATGCTGAAAAGTATAAGGAAGAGGATCAGGCGTACGAGAAGAAGGTGACTGCTATGAATGGACTGGAAACGTCAGCCTATGGTATGCGTAATATGATTGATGGTGAAGAGTGTACCTTTAGTGAGGACAACAAGGCGAAGATTAGGGAAAAGGTTGACGAGACGATCCAATGGATTGACAATAACCGATCTGCCGAAGTTGACGAGATTGAACATAAGCAGAAAGAGTTGACTGACCTAGTGGCGTCGTGTCAGGAACAGAAGGGTCCCACGATCGACGAGATGGATTAAATGTTGACGTATATAAATGCCAACTGTCAAACAGATTCAGAACTCGAAGAATAAATTGAAAGCCGTACCCAAACCCAAAGGTAACAAACCTAAGCTCCCCAACAAGATGACCTACCTCATAATTCTGGCAGACCCGAAGACGAAGCGTGACAAGGAATTCTTGAAGATGGTTCGTCAACATGTCAATACAAAATAAAGTCCCGGAACGTTACAATCTCTTTGTCTATGATGAGTTTGCAAAACTCTCGTTCAATAGTCGATAGTGTTAATGCATTTAATGTCGTATGTATATACAACCCGTGTATTGTAATACCTATGACATCAAGACGTGTTAGAATTTCTACAAGACTATCAAATTCCAATATCGCGAGACCCATCATGAACTTCCCCTTGGAAAATGAGTAGGTTTTATCAGGTTCGTGGTTGAGTAGATGTTTCTTGATGAAACGTTCAACTTCATTTTGTGGATCCTGACCGATCTTATTGGCCTGCTCAGAAAACGCATCGAATCCGTAGGCGATCTGTTTCAGGAACATTTTCTTGTGTTGGGGCAACGACATCTTAAAGTTGGTGAGTATTATTATTTGTATTCCGGTTTTCGAACAAAAGTAGTCCTTTCATCACCGAGTATTTTCGATGCATTGACACAATCGGTAACAATGGCACCCATGAACCCAGATTCCTTCGATTCGATAATCTTGGCGAAGGGTTCATATGCATTTTCCTTCACACTGTGGACGAAGAGACTATTCGCCACGATGGGGTAGATGTATTGATACAGGAATATCTGGTCGGCGTTATATTTATCGGTTTCGTGTGATAGTCTATCACTGTACCACTTTAAAAACGCCTCGGCCGCCATGAATGAACGGGGTGAACTGTTAACATTTCTTGTACCGTTTGGTATGTGAACGTATTCGAGTAGGTTGTTCCTGCAGCCACATGTACCCCCGAGGATAGGGACTTTGTGGTGGGGATGACCCCTTATGACGTGGAAGTCTTTGCTCGAGTTCAACCATTCATCCACCATCTCTTTTTCGTGTATCGAGAGACGAGAGTCAGCATCTCGGACAATGACTACTGTGTCTGGTAGGAACAGATCATAGAAACGCCAAAACATATTTGATGCTAGAGTATCTTCGCCTTCGTGGTGAATCGCCTCAACATTTTCTTGTGCTTCAAGCCAATCGATAACCTTTTGAGGAACGGTGTCGTTATAGTGTACTCGGACCTTCCACCCCTTGTAGATTTCCCCAGCCAGTAAAACATTCTCGATCATTCCGTAGGTGTACACTTCATTTGACCCCCATAACGAGTATGAGATGTACATTTATTTAAAGGGTCTACACGTCTTTAAATCATATGATCTATGTACCAAGTCCAAGGGATGCGATTGGTAACCTGTCCTTGACATATGCTACTCATGTAGCGGCGACGAACGGACAGGGGTCGATCCATCCAGATGTTTATAAGTATGGTAGGGATCGGACACTTGTGTTTGAAAATGTATCGAATGTTGGTGTTGTTGGATCGAAGGGTTTCATTAACGCCTTTACACATTTGAGAATTCCCAAGATCGGTGACATTATGCAAGCATGTATGCAACCCTCGGACTATATGAAAGGTTTAATTAGCATTCACTGGGAGAAGATTAAACATTGTGTTGCTGTATTCCATATTCGTCGTGGTACATACGCCGATGATAGTGCTAAGTTTGGTAACTTTCCATTTGGCTCTGACAGGGCTGTCGAGGCTATGATCGGCGAAGCATTGAAGATAGATGAACCTGTATTGATTATGAGTGATTCGGTGTCCACACGAGAATACTTTTTGAGACGCGTCCATAAGGCTTTGTCCTTGGGACTTGACATTGGTTTCACTGCTTCAGAATTTTCTCAGGAAACGGAGACACCTGAAGAGGAGGGTTTGGATACAAAGACGAATAGTATTCTCGAATGGTTCATCATGTCGAAGATGCCCCGGATTTACACGACCATGGGTGGGGTATGCGGTCGTAACGTACCTGAAGGGAATATGGAGGGTTTATCGTCGACGTTCGGTTATTCGGCAGCACTATACGGCGGTAAGATACCCTATTACGTTTTCAATGATGGGCATATATTCTATCCGGATGGTACTGTCAATAGTCCGCGACTCGCGTGGTCTGACCTTGACACTGGGAAGTATATCGTTCTTAAGAACCCTACGAAGGATAAGATGATTGACCTTCGTAAGACACACGGTATGTGGAAGATAGTTGTGGATCCAGATGTTTGTAAAGAGAGGGGTATATATGAATGGTGTGACGAAAGGGAGAATGTTGTGTTCGAGCTTCCTTCAAGAGTGAAGGAAGTGTTCAACATCGAATAAATATCATATTAAAAAAATATACCGTACTTCATATATGGTAAACATCGTGTATTATACAAATTGTCAGTATAGATGTTTGGATTATTTTTTACATAGGGCTATAAAGGGATTGAAGACATATCATATAGAAAATTACACTCTAATCAAAAATAAGGAGCCTATTCCACTTGATATTCTCAAGTGTGCTGATATTTTCATATACCAACCAATAGATAAACGACACGGTATTTATTCAACAGATGATACTTGTATATTATCTCATTTACCACCGGGTTGTAAAAGGGTTTCGTTTCCTTATATTTACAATTCCTCGTTATGGGTTCTAATTCCGCCTGCGAATATAGATGGTTATATTGGCGGATATTCTGGTATGGACAAGTATATAAATAGTGAACCCATTGAAAAATTAAAGGCACAAGGTCATTCATTGGATGTAGTTTTGCAGAAGTATTCAAATGGTGAAATTGATTTTGATTATGAAAATAGGTTCACCAAATCTATTGAAATTTTAAAGAAAAAGGAGGAAATATGTGATGTAAAAGTCGCTGAATTTATCGAACAAAACATACGAAAGCACAAGCTTTTCTTTACACAAAATCATCCAACAACATGTGTCATGGTTCATTGTGTAAATCAAATATTGTCGATATTGGGGCATGATTACAAATACGACGAATTCGCTTACCCTGACAATATATGTAACCTACCAGGGAAATGGCCACATACTTCGTATGATGTTGAATATTGGAATTTTGAATACGACATTGGTAATATTAATAATGGCTGGTATGTTAATCATATCAGAAACATTTATGATAGTGATGATTTTTTCAAGGATATTTTTAGGCGACATAGTTTTGAAAGTATGAATGATATGGATGTACCCATACTGACGGCTATATTCAAATATCACAAAGATATATTTGGTGTAACCGATAGTGACATCGTTTTTGATGTAGGGGCGAACTGTGGGAGTTTTATAAAAACATTGTCAGCTTTAAAGAAAACTGAAAATATTCATTGTTTTGAACCACATCCCATATTGAGTAAAATGACTAAAGATTTAAGTAAAGGTATCACGATGAATGAAGTTTGTTTATCAGATAGAGTCGGATCAGTTGTCATGAACTTTACACAAACAAGTCTTGCTATATCTAGTATAATAGACCGACCACTATTTAAAGATAAATCCTGGACATCTTATGATAGTGTTAAAAGGGTAGAATGTGAATGTCTTACCGTTGATCATTATTGTGAAATAAACAACATTGACGGCATACATTTTATTAAGATAGATGTTGAAGGGGCTGAGAAAATGGTATTGGACGGAGCGAAAAATATGTTAGAATCAAGAAAAATAAAGGGGGGTGTGTTGGAAATAATACCTTCACAACTAAACGACGCGGGTACATCACCCGATGAAATAGAAACCATTTTAAAAGGTTATGGGTATAAAATAGTTAAAACACTCAGTAAGAATGATTGGTATTTTCATATTGATGAATATCTATTTCCTCTATCATATTCTATACCTATGAAGTTCATTAAACGCGTTGATCAAACCAATAAAACGCGTTTATTTTCACCATTAATTCCCGGTGATACAGAAACGTATATATACAAGGACGAAGATAGTTATAATAATGGATATGGTGATAGCTGTTTTTCTTTTACGTATAAGAAGGGTGGATATGACTGTTTAAGACATTATGAAATATTAGCCAATAATTCTATACCTTATTATATCGATATAGATGAGATTCCAAGTAAGACGATGACGACATTTCCTAAATCTATCATAAAAAATGCGATGGGTAGTCTAATGAGTAATTGTTATGATCTGAGCAGTTTCGATAAATATATCCAGGAACTTAATGATTATACAATTAATAACTTAACATGTGAGAAAACAGCGGAAAATTTCATCGATCTGTTAGACAGTTTAAATGGTCGTGTTCAAAACAAGAAGGTATTGATGATCAATAATGGTGTTACTAATTATTCAATCATGACACTTGCTTACGGTTTAAGACAAAATCTGAAATCTGAGTTTGTCGATTTTCCCCGAATGTCTCAGCTTTACACGAAAGAACAGTTTAACTTACACATTGAAGATGATGTTCATATCGACCGGGAAAATATTAGCGACAAGATAAAAGCTCGGTTTTATGATTACGTTATAATAGGTTCAGTCGGTCCAGATGAAACTACAAATCATATTCAAGAATATGAACATTTAGTACAATCGTCATATAAAAAAACTGAGATTGTATACATATTTGGTGGTGACAGACCATTTAATATTGTAGTTCGTAATAGGTTTCATGATTTTCTGAAACGTTATTTACAGAAAGGTGTTTGTTTTGTAAGAGAATTGGATGATAACACTGGATATTATCACGATGATACATGGAATGGATATGTCATCGAGTGTAAACGTGAATGGGATAAGAAAATAGAATCGGCATACTCTATAACTAATCAATATTCATAATATTGAGTTCGAGCTTCCTTCAAGGGTGAAGGAAGTGATCAACATCGAATAAATATTTAGGCACATCTTTGTGCTTATGGTTGAGGAGTAACTCTTCAGTGACGTCACTCCATGAATCAACGATGAGTGCATTATATTTTCGATAAAGGCTATCTAATCCCGACGATGTGACAATGGGTGTACATCCCAGTAACACGGCTTCATAGAATCTGTGGGTGTCGATACCGAACCCCATGGGGCATATGACAAACTTGGATCGATTGAGTTTTAGGTTGAATGTTTCTTGTGGAACGTTACCCTCAACTGTACACCATGGTTGTTCCTTGAAGTGTTTGATACAATCTTCTCGTAATGAACGGTATCTGATGAACTTATGTTCATGAGTGTTTGGTAGTCCCACATTGAGGTAGCATAGGATATCCTTCTCCGCGTCGATAACTTCTGGAATGTGTGCATCCGAAAAACCGAGTGGGGTTTGTGTGATCATCGGGTGTTCAATTTCACAATTCACAGCCCATATATGCGTGACATAGGGGCGGATACATTCAAAGTCGAATCGGTCAAAGGAACGATCCGTACAGTGATATACGAGTTCATATTTATCCTTAAAGTTTTTGAGATGTGCTAGACATTGTTCGAAGACCCCTTGTTCACCTGTGATGAAGACACGTTTAGGTGTTTCTTTGGGTATGACGATATTTTGGTTATACCTGGGACATATGACGAAGTCGCATTGTTCTGCGATGAGTTTTGATGTGATCATGTTACGTACAATGCGTGTAACGTCTTTAGGCATCTGATGTGACATCGACGTACAGAGTTATAGCTGATTCGGGTGTCCAAGCATTTTATGTGACGTCTGGTAATGCATGGGGTAGGATGGGTCCGGTGGCACAGATATCATCGGTGGAGGATGAACCTCGGATGGTTGACTACACGACGCGATGTATTGGAACTACGTCGAGTTCGGATGATGATTGTACGGACAAGTTGACCTATGATGAATGTGTTGACCATGTGGTGGAGTCGGGTGGTGAGAATGTATGTACTTGGCAGGGGTGAATGAAAAAGTTTTTGGTTGATGATGAAAAAGTTTGTTGATGGGTGATGGATGAAAAAGTTTGTTGATGATCATGAATGAAAAAGTTTGTTGATGGGTGATGGATGAAAAAGTTTTTGATGGGTGATGGATGAAGTTGTTGTTGATGATCATGATGAAGTTGTTGTTGTTGACCATGAATGAAAAAGTTTGTTGATGATTGACAGAAGATAATTTGTAACACCTGAATAAAAAAAAGTTTTCAAAAGTGTCACTATTATCGAACATTGTTAGACTGGTCTTCATACAAATAAATTCGAAATAGTTACCGACATTGTTGTGAAGAGTGTTGAGGTGATGAGTGACGATGAAGTTGTTGGAGGTGAGTGATGGTGAAGAGGTCATTGAGTAGTGAATACAACTTGGTTGTGATTTCAAAAAAATAATTTTTTCGTGTGATTGAGAAAAAAATATGGTCGAAAAACAAAAAATGGTGTTTTTTGGATCGTGGTTCCATACACGCGGGTGTTATATGATAGGTTATGGTCCTAGAAATGGTCAGAAGTTCTTAGAGGATTGGGTCGCTTCGCTCCAGTTACGGCCGCGAATTGGTCAGAAGTTCTGAGGGTATGCGGAAGTTCTTAGAGGATTGGGTCGCTTCGCTCCAGTTACGGCCGCGAATTGGTCAGAAGTTCTGAGGGTATGCGGAAGTTCTTAGAGGATTGGGTCGCTTCGCTCCAGTTACGGCCGCGAATTGGTCAGAAGTTCTGAGGGTATGCGGAAGTTCTTAGAGGATTGGGTCGCTTCGCTCCAGTTACGGCCGCGAATTGGTCAGAAGTTCTGAGGGTATGCGGAAGTTCTTAGAGGATTGGGTCGCTTCGCTCCAGTTACGGCCGCGAATTGGTCA